GTTGATCGTTTGTTAGCGTCGCGCAGGTTGTCCGCCGAGGAAGCTTTGGATCCAAATGAGGAAGGAAAGTCAGAGGCGGAGGAGCCTTTGTTGGCGGACAAGGAAGAAATCACTTTGGAGCATGTCATCAAAAAGGAAGAGCTGGAGAAAGAACGTTCCTGGCTTATTTGGAAGAGGCAGAAAGTGATTTTGCCTAGTGCTGAAGAGATGGCTCGCACCATTTCGGAAACGGACGTCGTCCGCAGAATATCGCCTAATGTTAAACCCTTTTGCGTCTACACGCCGGAGGGCTCATGTGGGGGCCATATATTCTTTTTGGAATCGACACGCGCCGTTATCCCTATGCACTATTTTCTGAAGAAGGCGAGCCCGGGCAAATTGACTTTGCAGTTCCCGCTGCGCATGATCATTGATAAGGACGAGAAGCATGTTTTTGAAAAGACTATTTACAGTCAAGATTGCTTCATAGTTCCGAATCAGGATTTGATGATCATTGCTTTTGCCACGCCACCAATTGGATTCGTAAAGAGTCAGGTGCATTTGTTGGCTAAAAGCCGATCAAGCGGAGCTCAGTCAGTGTATCGCGTGGGCACCTCAGGAGCATCAAACCCACTCACCGCCTACTATGAAGAGGAGCCGAGTTTTTATGATTCTCGCGCTGGACTAGAGATGGTTGCCAGTGCCAATCAGTACCGCATTAATTGCTGGAACGACCGCTCCGATAAGGGCTATTGCGGGCAACCGTACGTGAGAAGATATGCACCTAGGTGCATTGTGGCAATTCACACTGCAAGTAACAAAGCCAACAACGGAAGTGCGGCTGCTATAACGCGAGAAATGTTTGACTCGGCGGAGCAGCATTTTATGAGTGTTGGTAAATTGCCCGTTTTGGAAAGCGCGCCTAATGAAATTAAGAGCGCCAAACTAAAGATGGAGCTCGATGAGGGACCAATTCCCGAAGGTCACCCGGCCGCCAATCTTGGTGAAGAAGCTGTTTTTGGCTTCGAAGGGACTGTGGAGAAGAACAAGCGTTATCACACTAATTTGAGAGTGTTCAAGCACGCTATGCTGGCCAGGGAGACGTTGGGCTTAAATCCACAAAAGGTCATTCCGCGACATCGATGGAAGAAGTCTGTTGGAAAAGTCCTGTCACTGGCCACCGAGCAAAAGCCTGAAATGGATATGGACGATGTGAGAAAAGCCAACTACCTTTGGAAGAAAAGAATCTCAGAGGTAGCATCGACCGTAGAAATGCCACCAGGGGTGGATTGGTCACGTCCTTTGAGCATCGATCAGGTGCTAAATGGAATACCCGGCACTAGCGTCAAGCGCATGGATTTGTCAAAAGCTTCGGGGATGGGTGGTTACAAGAAAGACTACTGCATTACCACTGAAGTGCTGGGCGAGACCCGGACAAGGCTCAGGGATGATATTTGGGAAGACGTCATCAACTGTGAGAAGCAGATCCTTGAAGGAAAGATGCCTCAAATAGTCAGTTATGGCGTCTTGAAGGACGAAGTTCAAAAGGTAGCGGAAGACGGGGAGAGAAAACCTTCCAGAGTATTTTACGTGTCACCCTTCGTTCATCACATTGTTGTGTGCACTTATCTTTCACCGATGATGCAGTTGGAATCTAACACGCCCTGGAAATTTGAGACCGCAATTGGTATGAACCGTGCGGGACCCCAGTGGTATGAGGCATTGAAGCCGTTTGCGCATGAGAGATTTGTGAACAATTGTTTCGATCTTGATTTCCATGCGTATGATGTGAATAATCA